AGCTTTACTTTTGATGGTCGTTTTGGAAGGACTTTGGTTACTAAATTTGTAGATGCAGACCACAATATATTTATTTCTTTTAGCCAAGCTAGGTTTATGTGGAAAATAAATGTAGGCGATACTGTTTATTGCACAGCAGAAATCAAAGGTCATAAAAAAGAAAAAGATTGGAATGATAATATAATTTACGAAACACATATATTTAAATTAAAGGGGGCAAAATAATGAATCTTAATACACTCAATCAAATTATCAGTAACGAAAAATCAAGAGAGCTACACATTAATATAATTGTTGATGGCAAAACTTACACAATCAATACCATTGCAAGCGATTTTGGTAATGAAGTATTAAAAATATATGTTGATGAAGAGGGAGCAAACTAATGGTTAATTTTATTAAAAACTATGGTGTTTATATTTTAGAGACAGTATTTCTGATTAGCTTGTTTGGATTTGCTTATTTTTTACTAATAGCATTTTAAGGGGTTAAAGTAATGAGTGTTTATTATGAATTTGATATTGAATTATTTGATTTAGAATATGGAGATATCCAAGACCACGAATTTTTTGCAACTTTTCAAGGTGGCAAACAAACCGATAAAACTTCTGGTGATTTTGCTGAAGATTTTAAAAAACTTTATTGTACTGATACAGTTATTTGGAACACAGTTGGAAGTGAATTTTGTCAAGGATTAAAAAAATCATGTGGACATATAAATGAGCAAAATTTTGGCGAAAGGTTTTGTATTGTTAAATATGATGGTTTTGATAAGTCTTGGGCATATTTAAATTTAGATGGAACTCTTCCTGAAGAATTTGATTGTGGTAACAAAATTCCAAAATACTTGATTAAAGCTTTTGAAAAACTAAAAGCAAATTAAAAACCACGGCTCACGGCCAAAATGTCGTGAGCTTTTTTTGTTACATTTATTAATCTCCTTTATATATAGAGCTGAAAATAAAAAAAATATTTTTTGTTAAAAATAGGTGTAACAGGTGTAAAATATGTAACACATACCTGTAACCCTTAGTACATAAGGGTTTTAGTGTTACATATTTTGTTACATATTTGATTTTAAAAATGTAACATCACAGTATTAGATCGATTTTGGCTTTACTAAGGCCGAAAAAGTTTTTTGCAAAAAAATATTTTCTGCTGTATATATAAAGAATGAATAAATTAAAGCCTTTGAAAAAGGGTCGAGGAAGACCTAAAGCTGACCTACATAGTAAGCTAACTAGAAAACAAGAGAAATTTGTAAAAGAGCTTGTTTCTAATGATGGAATGATAACTTTGAGAGAGGCCGCAATCAATGCGGGCTATCCCGCTTCTTCAGCTCACACTAGAGCTTATGAAATGACTAACCCTGAAATCTGTCCACACATCTGTCGAGCTATTCAAGCTTATCGAGATGAGTTAGATGAAAAGTATGGTATTAATTTTAAAAGACATTTACGAGATTTACAAAGAATAAGAGATTTGGCCATAGAAAATGGAGCTTATTCAGCCGCAGTACAAGCTGAGTATAGAAGAGGTCAGGCTAATGGTAATATTTATATTAATAAATCTGAAATACGACATGGAACCATAGATAGTATGTCTAAGGAAGAAGTTCTTAAAGCTTTGAAGGAACTTAAAGAAAATGAACCGAGATACGCTAAAGAAGTTATTGACCACGAGGAAACGAAATCCGTCAAAAAAAGAATCGGGTCTGTACGAACAGTTAAAGAGAGCATCTCTACTCTACAATAAACCTATAAGACTTAGTAGAATAGAAAACTGGATGACCTTGGGTCTTCCAGATTTACTTATTTGTGATCACAATCATAAATTTCATTTTGTAGAATTAAAATATACCCAATTTAATGCAGTTAATTTAAGCCCTCAGCAAATTAGTTGGATAACATTACATAAAGAAGCTTCTGTGTGGATATTAGTTAAAAGCACTAAAGGCCTTCATTTGTATAAAGCTGACCAAGCCATAAAGTTAAAAGAAGAGGGAATAAAATTAGAGCCACATTACTTCTGTCCGGAGCCTTTTGATTGGCAAAAAACTTTTGACTTGATTTTATAGAATAAATCGCATATCGTTATTTCAACTTAAACAAATAGCTTGGAGGCTAGATATGACTAAATTCAAAACTAATATTCCAAAGGATTTTGGAAACGAGTATAAAGACAAGCATTGTTACACACCCGTACATGATGAGGAACAAGGCTATAGAGTTGCTAAGGTTACTTATAACGAGATTGGTTACCAACCTTTGGGTAAAGCTAATCCAGATGATCCGCATGAATTAGATAAATTTTGTGGAACTTACGAGCATTGTAGACAAGTGTGCGATAACTTTAATAAACATATTAACGTCAGCCGTGACTTAGAAAAAAAATTAGTTCGGCTTTCTATGGAATTGCAAAATGACTTAGAAGGTTTGCAAATAGAAGTTGTGGGAGGCTAGATATGATACTATTTTGTGTAAAAACTCGTAGTGGCGAGGATGAATACGAAAACTATGGTTATTATGAAACTTTTACTGTTAAGGATTTTGCATCACAAAAACTTACCGAGTTAACAATATTATCAGAACACTATGATTATAAGTTTACCGATAAAGATGAAGAAAATGAGGGTGAATATTGGTATGGAGATAACATTGTTTGGGTGGAGGGTGTATGGAAAGCAACTCCTGAAGAGTTAAAAACTTTACATAAATTTGGAATAATTTATTACAAAGGAGGACAATAATGTTTAAAATAACAATTATAGATAATAATGGTAAGAAACGTGAGTTTAATAATTTACCTAGTTTAATAGCTTATGCCAATTCATTTCAAATGTCTTGGTTACCTGATGGATTTTCTTGGTACATACAAGAACCTTCAACAGATTTTGTAGACGATCTTGAGAAGATGAAAGATTTTTTTAAGGTAACGAAAGAAGAATTTTTAGATTCATATTCTTATGTAAACGAATCTGAATATGATGCTACGGCCGAAAAAGTAACTAAAGAAAACATTAAATTTGAAGATTTATTTTCTTTAAAACAATACACCGTTAAATTTGATTTTAGTGTATGGTTTGATCGTAACTTTTCTATTGAAGCTACTTCTCAAGAGGAAGCTGAGAAAAAGGCACAAAAGCTTAAAAATGATTTACAAGAACACATAACTTCAGAGAATATTTTTGAAATCAAGGATTGGACTCTTGGTGATTTTAGATTTGATACTGTTTATGTTCAGGAGGATTAAATGAAGAATGTATTTTTTAAAAACTATGTAAAAATAGCTTTACCAAGTAATTTAACAGATGATTTTGAACACTTAATTGGAGCTTTGAATGAGCCGTTAGAGGAAAACTTTGGTATTTGTATTTGTTATGATCAAGATGAAAATGGTTTTTCAGGGTTTGCTATTACAAATCAATTCCACTCAAAAACTATTTACCCTGAAGTAAAAACAAGTATAAATGTTATTCTTGATTACTTAAAACAAAGTGAAGTTGATGGTTGGGTTGATTTAAAAACACAATTAAAAGAGCTTTTAGATAAAGTTGAAGATGAAGAAGTTGATTTTGAGGAGGCCAACAATGAATAAAGAAGATAAAATTTTAAAAACTTTAAGCCCTGACTTTGGACAGCTCAGGCTTACCAATACAATGTTAAATAAATCTATAATAGATGCTAATACTAGTATCAGGAGATTTGCAAAATTATTTGGAATTGATTTTGATACAATGGTAAACGGCGAAAAGCATAAGTTATCGGCCTATTATGAAGATGATACAGTTTGTACTATTTCATTTTATAAAACTGTAAATAGAGGCGATAGAAGATTATCTATTTCAGGAATAAAGAAAAAAGCTGAAATAAATGATTTGATAGCTTTTAATTATAAAAGAATAATTTTAGATAATGATTTACAAGAAAACGTAATTGTCATAAACGTAACGGCCAAAGCCGAGAATAGGAAAATTGCATAATGTTTATATTACATTTAATAGCTAAACTTTTATATGGGTCAGATTATGAAAAACATTTAAAAAAACCTAGTGTAAAACGGAGGCGAAGATAACCAATAAAGGCGGGCATTTGACCCGCCTATTTTTTTATGTATAATAGCTATGCGATAAATCACATAATAGGAGAAATGAAATGTTTTTATCTAATAAACAATTAAAAGAACTTAAAAAAAATAATTGGACACCTATGAAAACCGAGGACGGCACGGCTTGGTTTGGAGGCAAAACCCATAACTCACTTGCCAAATATATTTCTAAAGATGAAATAGAAAATTTTCAGGATATAGATTTTTTAGTTATAGCGTGGTCTAATGTAAATGGTTTAAGGGAGGAAAATTAAAATGATTAAATTAGTCAAAAATTCTACTGCAAAAAAAACAACTTATTGTGCAGTAACTTATAGAGCGGGAGGAGCTGATAAATTCGCAACTTGCCCTAAAACGTGTAATTTAAAACCTGATAGCTCAAAAGGAGCTGAAGAAATAGATTATAGTTATTTAGATGCAGTATCTGATTCCGTTCCAAAAGGCGGCGTTAGTTTTACTTATTCACATTTTAACCCTAAATATTGGAAACATAAACTTAGAGCGGGTAAAACGGCTATAAACTATTCAGCAAAAAATATTTCGGATATGTTATTTCATTCATTTGTACCCGTTGTAATAAATGTTAAAGAAACATTTTGGAAAACAAATGGTAAATCAGAAACAGTAAATGATTTTAAAATTGTTAGATGTCCCGCAGAATACAATAAATCAAATTGTAGGGACTGCGGGAATGGAAAACCTTTATGCAGTCGTATTGATCGAGATTATGCGATAGGTTTTACTGATCATGGGACGTATAAAAAAAAGGCGGGTAGTGAAACAGAAAACGGCGGGTGCTATGCAACGGCGGGTAATGTTAAATTACATTGGGAGGCAACAACCAAAGGAGCTGATACTGAGCGAGACGAAATAAGGTTATTAAAATTCGCAAAAAAATTACCTTATGGAACTGTACTAAGACACCATATAGCGGGAGATTTTGGGAAATGTTAGAATTAATTGAATGTTTAATTTGTGAACACGTTTACAAAGAAAAATCAAAAATGGTTTTAATTTGTCCAAATTGCAAAAACGAAGACTTGGAACAAACCGTATATTTACAACCTGAATCAGATATATATAAAAATTATTCAGAATAATTTGAACTTTCAAAAATTCAGTTTGACTATATATGCGAAAAATCTTATATTTAAAAAGCGGGTAATTAAGCTCGCTTTTTTGCATTTTAACAAATAGGAGATAAACATGCATAATATTGAAAATGAAAATAACACTTTAGAAAAGCTTTTAATTAGGATTCAAGATACGAATGCTAGAAAACAAGATTTTATAGCACCTACTAAAGAGCTTCAATTTAGAACGGTTGAAATTGATGACCAACCGCAAAGCGAAATTGTTATAGAAGGTAACGGCGGGGAGCCGACACGCTTTTTAAAAGTTAATGATTTATGTTTTGATCAAATAGCTCAAAAGAACGGCTTAGATGTTAGAACGGCTAGACGTTTACAATCTGAATATTCTAGAGAATACGATTCTTTAACAAATGCTATATGGCAAAAAGAAAATAACAAACGTATGATCAGGACTTATGATGATCCGCAACAAGGAATGAACCCAAGCGGTACGGCTAGAGCTTTTTTATCTGATAAGTTTAAAACTTTTGATAATTCTGATTTGTTAGAATCCGCATTGCCTCAGTTAATGGAATCGGACGCTTGTTGGAAAATTGTTAATTGTGCTATTACTCAGAAAAAAATGTATATACGTTTAAAATCTGAAATCATTACTGGAGCGGGTGCAAATGTTAATGACATTATGGCACATGGAATAGGGCTTTCTAATTCTGAAACGGGAGCAGGCAGTATTTCAGCTTTTGGGATTAATTGGACGTTAGCTTGCCTTAATGGAATGCAGACACAAAATATAACAAGAAAATCACATATAACGTCAGCTCGAGACGGTGACACTTGGAATATTTTAACTAATGAAACTAAAGAGGCTGATAACCATAGTTTAAAATTACAACTTAGGGATATTGTCAGCTCCTATGCAAGCCGTGAAACTTTTGACGAAAATTTAGAAAAAATGAAATTAGCGTCAGAAGATACAATAGACGTAGAAACAACCGAGGCAGTCGAAAATTTAGGAAAAGTTTTAACTTTATCTAAAAAGGAAACTAGCAACGTATTAGACGGATTGTTAAAAACTATTGGACAAGCGGGTTATGAAAATGACAAGCCCGTTAATAGGGCAACTTTTGTTAATGCAGTAACTAGAGTCGGTAATACTGCCAAAGCTGATGATGTTGACTTTTGGCAAAAATTAGGCGGGCAAGTTTTAAACATGAAAAAAACCGATTGGAATAGGGTAGCAATGGCTTCCTAATTTTTATTACATTTAACGCCGATTTAAGCCCCGCTGATATGCGGGGCTTTTCTTTTTGGGGAAAGTATGCGATAAAATAAGATAACTTTAATTAATAGGAGATTTAAGAAAATGACTAAAACAACGGAACAAGTAATATATGAAATGTTAACAGAATCCACGGGGACAAACTTTTTAGACTCGGGAGGCGATAACGGACGCTTTTGGCAACGTAACCAGTTAAGAACATTAGAAGACTTTAAAAAAGATGAGCTTGTTTCTATTGATACTAAATATAATGAAATAACTTTAAATATATTCCCGTTCTTAAATGAGTTTTTAGAATATGATCAAGACGAAAACGAACATTTCAACGATTATTTAAAGGCGAACGGATTCCGCAACGATAATGAATCAACTCAAATTTATTTTGAAAACGCTTTGTTTAATGGTTTTAAATGTCATCATATAAACACTTATAATGATGATTGTATTTTGTCTCAGACTTTACAGATAATTTATAGCGGGGATATTTACGAAAACGAAACAATAGCTTTATCCATTCATAACGGCGCAGACGTGCGGGGAGGCTATACCGATTTTAAAATATTTGGGGCAGACTTTGACGGGCTTTTAAATTATAGCTTTGAATCTTGGAGTCATTTATTGGAAGAGGAAAACGCCTAATGAAAATTTATTTAAAAATTAGAAAGTTTTTTATTTATTTAATTGAGTTTTTATTCATACCCGTTTGTTTCGCTTTTGCTATATTTATTTTATTAATTGCAGAACGTATAAATTAAAGCCCATTAAAGCCCATTAAAGCCCCGTTTAAGCGGGGCTTTTTTATTGCCTGTTGATATTAGTATTAAATAGTTAAATAAGCCCACCGTAGCCCCTCAGACATTAATTAAAACGTATGAACTCCGAATCATTATACAAGATCAGCGGGGCAACGGCTTAGACCAGACAATCCCAGTTGACGGAGCTAGAGCGAAAACAGCAAAACGCACCAGACAAAAGCCCACCTTTTAAGCCCCGCCGATCAGCTGACAAGCCCCGCCGATCAGCTGACAAGCCCCGCTGATCAGCTGACAAGATCCGCAAGACATCAGGACGGCAAAAAAAACAACGATCAACGGGGCACCGGCGAAGATCAGCGGGGCAAATACAATTTAA